CGATTGCGAGACTTCCCAGTCGGCTTTGCGCTTCAGGAATTCGTCGGCGGGTAACTCTTTATGCAGAGCGTCCCAGTCCGGCTCACCCTGAATTGACTGCAAGGCATCGGTTAACTGCCTGAGGCCTTGCTGGTAGCGATCGCGGTCTTGCTGGACGCTCTGAGATTCGGTCTCGAACGCCCGCCGCTCATCAGCCAGCGCTCGCGCCTTGCGTGAATAATCTTCTTGGCGGGAGTAGCCGGCTTTGAGCTCATCGAGATCGACGCGGACGGGAGACCCGTCCACTTTGACCTCATAGAGTTCGTCTGCGGCGGGTTCGTCTGAGTCCGGGGACTCCGTGTCCGATTGCTCGGGTGGAGGCGACTCGTCGGAAGGTGCGGCCGGCGGAGGACTCGATTCATCCGGCTCATTGTCGGGAGACGAGGTCTCGCTAATGAGTCCGGCGAACTTTTCCACAGCCTGCTTGGGGTCGAGCGATTGGCTCGGTATCCCAGGTGTTGTAGGCACAATAGGACCCTTTCTTAGTAGGTCAAGTGGGGCGACGGTCTCCGAAGGCCGTCAGTACGGCGACCAGATCCCGGAATACGGCCAGCTTGTGCCAGCAGATTTCCCGTTCCAGCGGGCTCGGGGCGATTCGCCATTGGCGGAAAATCCGCTGTTCCGTCGTCGCGAAGGCGCGTTTGACGCCATCGTGGTTCAGGAGGTGCTGCACTTCTTTGGCCTGATAGGCCAGGGCTTCGGCGGATTCCGCTTCCAGTAACGCGGCGTCGTCTGAATCGCTCATGGCGCTCCCACGGGCTGAGGTTGGGTGGCTTTCACGGTCGCGATATGCTCATTGCTGGCGATCTTCTCCCGCTCCAAATCCGCTTCGCCTTCCGAGACTCGCAATTGCGTCCCGTACTTCGCATTGATCTCCGCCATCTGCACCGCGATTTGGGCTTCCGCCTTGTCGCGCTCGCGTTCGTCGGTGAGGTGCATTTCTTCCCGCTTGAGATGGAGTTCCGCCGCTTTGCTTTGCAGTTGGGCTTGCAAATCCTGCATCTGCTGGGCGGCTTTGACCTTCTCCACCTGAAACTCCGACTGCGCTTTCGCCAGTCCGGTCTGCGCTTTCTGCATTTCCGCTTGCGCGAGCAGGAGGTTGGGGTCAGGCTGTGGAGGCTGTTGGGGCGGTTGCCACTCCGGCGGCAGGGGATTGAAAAACTTCGCCGTGTCCTTGATCCCCTGGAGCTCCAGCATGGTGGCGTAGGTATGCCGCAACTGGCCCAAGCCGGTCAGCGGATTGGCGGGGCCTAGGGCGGTGAGGATTTCCTTTTGCGCTGCCGCAGTCGCCGCGAGGACGCCGAGCTTTTCCTGGGTACCCACGGCGACGTTGACGGATACATCCATATCGGCATCCCAAGCTTTCGGATCGACTTCCACGTACTGGTTGCGAAGTCGGACGAGTCGCGCGCGCGGTTGGTGTTCGACGAGCAGCTTGAGGAGGCCCTTGCCGAGTTGTTTCATGCCCGTGGCGAACAACCGGGCCACCAATTCGAGTTGCTCCGAGGCCGCTTGGACTGTCGCCTTCACACCGACTTCGGGGGTGGATTGCAGGGCATCGGGGTCGAGCGTCGCCGGCAACGGCCCGATCCGCTGTTGCTTGACTTGATCCAAATACCCCAGCATCGCGAGGGCTTCTTGGCCTTTCCATTCGACGTTTTCGATATAGACGGCGGTGGCGGGTTGAATCCCATCCCGCACGGCTACGTCTTGCCCAATGGCCGTGGAGTTCATGGCCTGTTGGTCTAAGACGCCTTCCATGAAATACCGTCGGGGGAAGATTGAGGCCGCGAGTCCGTCCGCGGAGGCGCGGAGGATGCTGGACTTCATGAGTTGCAGGTCCATCACGCGATCGGCGATGGATTGGCCGATCAAGACGTGGGGTTCGGGGTCGGGGCAGAACAACGCCACGGGCCGTTCATCCAAGGGTTCAGGTTCTCCGACGATATGACAGCCAGGTCCGAGACAGCGGACCAACATGAGTTGCCCGTCGATGATCGGCCACGCCTCAATCCAGAGGTTTTTCACCTCGCCTTCGGTGGCGGATTTTTCGACGTGGGAGATACCTCCTCGACGGGCGATTTCTTCGATACTCTGACGTACTTCGGTAGACGGCCCACCGAATTCGTCGATTTCTTCTTCGGGAACCCCCATCGCGATGAGTTCGGCGGTGCTCTTTTCCGTCCGGTGGGCAAGGAATAAGGCGTCATCCCGGCTGCGGGCATCGCGGCAAATCAGCAGTTCTTCCGGGGGGACGCAGGAGATGCGGGCGTAGCCTTCCCGTCTCCACTGCTTGTAGTCGATGTTGTGGCGCGGGATGCCCTGTTCGTCTTTGCGCTCAGAGTGCTTCGTGATCTCTACGTCCGGGTCCGCCACATACCGTTCGTATTGGAGCACATCGAGATTCTGGGCCGTGTAGTCTTTGTAGGTGGAGGCATCTTCCCACCAGTATTTGATAATCCCTATCTTCCGAACCAGGGCATCTTTGAAGCAGGCGTAGCCTTCCACGGGGCCGTCGTTATCGGCATCGAGGACAATCTCATTGACGTAATCGGTGGCTTGGGCCGCCTGCTCCACGGCCAGTTGAATCGCGTCCATGGTTTTGGGACGGGCGGTGTATTCGATCACATGACCGGAGGTCGGGAAATAAATCCGCATGAGGCTCGGCAGCATGGCGAGGACGGTATCCCGCACGTCGGTGAGGACGACTTGGGAGCGGCCGGTTTCCTCGTTGCCGAACTTTTTCCCCGAGTAATACTCGGTCGCCAACGCACGAACGGGGGAGAGTTCCGACTCCATGTAGGTCACGGCATCGGAGACGTAGCCGTGAATGGCCGACTGGATTTGCTCCGTGGTCAGGGGCTCGCGCTTGGTCGTCACCAGTTGGGGTCGCTTTCGTAATCGCCGGATCCATCCCATTTGCCGTTGGCGTCCACTGGCGCGCCGCAATGCGGGCATGGCGGGATGGGATCGGGGACTTCGATATAGACGACTTCCTCGGTCCCGAGCGGGGCGATCAACTTCGTCGCGAGTTTTTGGTCAATCGCCATGATGGTAAATAGCCTTTTCGTTGGCATCTAGACGAGCCCTTTTATAAGGCGCGGTTTGAACGGCCGCCGCGCCTGATCCCGACCTCGGGCGAGGGTGACGGCATCGGCGGCGAAGGTCAGGACAAATGCATCCGCCAAATCCGGGGAATGCGCCTGGATTTTGGGGGTGACGTAGATTTTCCCGGACTTGCGTTGAAAATCGTAGCGCTGCTGGGTCAGTTCTCCCACCAGATCCACCCGCCGTCCCTCGATGATTTCGGGGCGTTTGTAGGACTCGGGGAGTTTGCAATCCCGCTTCTCGAACCATTCCCGCGCGGTGAACCACAACTCGGTGCGGAGGTTGTCGTACTTCGCTTCATTCTTGAGGGCGGGGGTTTCCGAGACGTTGATGCCTTTGGCGGGCAGGCCGAGTTCTTTCAAGCGATCCACGACGCCACCGCCGACGCCGATCGCATCGACGCAAATCGCCACGGGGCGCAAGAAGTCGGGGGTTGAGTCCCATTCGACTTTCACTCGGGCGGAGAGTTCCATGGTATCGAGTTTGGCCCACCACCTCACCGGTTCGAGGAGGCATTGACCTTGACGCTTTGCCAATGCGGATCGGTTAGAGCCAAATCGAGCGCAATCCAGTCCCCACAGGACGGGCACCGAACGGTGCACGGTAACATCTCGGGTGAGTGCGGGCTCCACCAAATCGAAGGGGATAAGTACGTCATCTTCGGACACTGGAAACTCACCCAAGACTCGGACGCGGTAGACGTTCGAGTTGACGCCATAGGTACGCTCCATGAGTTGGGCATAGGCTTTGGTCGCTTCGGGGACTTCGGAACATGGGACGTGGCGAGTCCACCACACGTCTGAGAGACTGGTATGCGCCATGAAGAAAAAGCCAGAGGCCCGAACCGGGTTGCCGGTCAACACGGCCATCGGATGCGGCCCCGTGAGAGAAGATCCGGCGGCTTCCCACACCGATTCGGGCACCCCAGAGGCCTCGTCCGCAATGATGAGCGTCCACGTCGAGTGCAAGCCCTGGAGGGCCTCGGGCTGTTCGGCCCGGGCGGTCTTGATACTAATGAAGGACTCCGCCGGCCGGTCCACCAATTCAGCCGAATCGGCTTTGATCTCCACCATCTTGCGGATGGTGTTCGGCAGCCGATGGCCCCACGCCTCAAACTCCGCCCAGAGCGCGTCAAAGAGCTGTTTCTCGGACGGCGCCGTGACGCCCGTCTTTTGCGGGAAGCGGCAGAGCAGGTGGTGCCACATAATCCAGGCGAGCCAGGTACTCTTGCCCACGCCATGGCCGGACCGAATGGCAATCCGCGGCTCGCGCCGATCGTAGGCCGCGGAGGCTTCCCGCTGCCACTGATACATCTCTTT